CAAGATTTTTTACGCTATTAGCCAAGCTGCTGACCGATATTCCACTAATTTTGGCTGGCAAATCAATTACTTTGCTAAAGTTAATATGCTGATTGTCAATATTCCCGTAACTGGGGGTTCTGAACAATATGTTATGCACAACATTACGAAGTCGTGGGGAAGATTTACCAATATCAACGCAAATTGCTGGGAATTAAGCGGTGATGACATTTATTTTGGTGGAAATGGCTTTGTAGGCAAGTTTTATGACACTTTTGCCGATGCTGGCACAAACATTAGAGCTTTTGTACAGCAAGCCTACTCGTATTTTGAGTCTAGGGGGCAACAAAAACGCTTTACTATGGTACGCCCTATCCTACAGACAGATAACGGCTTACCGACTGTTTTATGCGGTTTAAGCACCGATTTTGATACTGTTGACCTTACAAGCCAAATATCCTTTAACCCGTCTATTTTGCAAACAGGCGAATGGGATTTAGATACATGGGATAACGCCAACTGGGGCGGTGGTTTAACCACTACAAAGATATGGCAAGGCGTGACAGGATTAGGCTATGCTGGTTCGGTCAGTATGAATGTGGTTAGTCAAAATATTGAGTTTCATTGGGCATCAACCGATTTTGTAATGGAGCGTGGCGGGGTATTGTGAGGCAAGTTACGACTGAAAATCAGCGATATTTGGGGGAATGGCTGGTTCGAATACTTAACTTTCCCTTACCTGAAACCACCCAATGTATTGGGCAGTTAAAAGACGGCAATTTGGTAGCGGTAGCAGGATATACCAACTTTATGCCAAAGGCTTGTGAGATACATATTGGTAGCGTTGGTGAGCATTGGGCTAGTAAAGATTTTATATGGGCGGTATTTGATTACCCCTTTAATAAACTTGGAGTTAGCGTTATACTAGGGCAAATCTGTGCTGATAACACAGATGCCCTAAAGTTAAACCGACATTTGGGCTTTAAGGTTGTAGCTGAAATACCTGATGCCCACATGAGTGGTGATTTAGTGATTATGGCTATGAGAAAAGAGGAGTGTCGGTTTCTGAACATCCGATGCTCTTTAAACAAGGGAGAATAGTATGGGTGGTGGTGGATTTTTAGGATTAGGGCCTGCTCCAAGTGCCCCTGCTGCTCCTAATTATGCGGCAGCAGCACAAGAAACTGCGGCTGGTAATTTAGATGCCGCTAGACAAGCAACTGCGGCTAACCGAGTTAATCAAGTCACGCCTTATGGCAATCTTAGCTATTCTATTACTGGTGCTGACCCTTATGGCAACCCTACATGGACAGCTACTCAGACTTTAAGCCCCGCCCAACAACAACTGCTTGATTATCAAAACCAAGCTAGTCTTGGATTAGGCAAACTTGCAGGTCAAGGCTTAGGTTATGTCGAAAATATGCTCAAAACCCCGTTTAATACGGCTGCTTTGCCAAGCACAGGGTTTAATCCTAGTCAGACATACCAAGAAGCCTACATGCAACGGCTTGCCCCACAATTACAACAAGGGCGTGAGCAATTACAGCAACGATTAGCAAATCAAGGTATTGACATTGGCTCTACAGCCTATGACCGAGCCATGATGCAACAAGCTCAGCGTGAAAATGACCTATTGGCTGCCGCCACAACTCAAGGATTTGGTGTTGGTCAGCAAGCCCGTCAGACTGCATTACAAGAGCAAGCCTACCTTAGAAACGAACCATTAAACACCCTATCTGCGGTGCGTACAGGGGCACAAGTACAAGGCCCACAATTTGTTAATTCTGCCCAACAAGCTACGACTGCTGGCCCTGATATATTAGGTGCTGCAGGGATGCAATACAACGCCCAAATGGGTGACTTTAACGCTAAGCAAGCCGCCCAAGCTAACCTTAATCAAGGATTAATGGGATTAGGTGGTGCTGGAATTATGGCGTTTTCGGATGTTAGATTGAAAGAAAACATTAAACCTGTAGGCGTAATGCCTAACGGCTTAACCCTTTATAGCTTTGAATATGTTGATGAAATTAAATCCCACCCATTAGCAGGCGATGGTGTTCATGTTGGTGTAATGGCACAAGAAGTAGAACAAGTATTCCCATACGCAGTTAAAACCCTAGATGACGGCTATAAAGTCGTAGATTACGGACTATTACCATGAATATGTACAACCCCTACATTCAGCAGATGCCCCAAACCCAAGATTTAGGTGGGTTATCCCCATATATGCAAAACATAGCAAATCAACAAGCTATGCAAAATATGGCTATGCAACAGGCTCAGGGTTTAACACAAGATGCAGGGCGTACAGTACAAGGTGGTATGAATCCATTAGCTATGGCTATGATGTTACGAAAAGGTCAAGACAAACAAAATATTAATGCTGCAAACGCTGAAATGGCTAATTTTAATATGCGACCTGCACAGAATTATTATTCTGCTGGTATGAATCCTATGAATATTCAAAGCGATATGGACTATTAATATGTCAAACGGACAAATGCCCATGATAAATGTAGGCGGTGGATTGCCACCTGAAATCCTACAGCAACAGCAAGCTTTAAACCGCCAACAACAGATGGCTCAGTTGCTAATGCAACAGGGTCAATCTATGCCGTCAGGTCAAATGGTAAGTGGGCGTTATGTTGCACCTAGTTTTTTTCAGTACGCTGCACCTTTAGCCCAAATGTATGCGGGTTCACGCCTTGCCGAAAAAGGCGAAAAAGCTGCATTAGATTTGGCTGCAAAATTGCGTGAAACACAAAGTAAAGAAATTGAACAGTTTGGTGAGTTAATGAAAACTGACCCTGCTGCTGCATATCGTCTTGCTGCACAATCTTATGTGCCTGAATTAAGAGCTACTGGCGTTAAGAAAATGATGCCTGAAGATGTAACCTTAGGCGAAGGTCAAAAACGATTTATGGTAATGCCTGACGGCACAACTCGTGTTATAGCTCAAGGCGAAGAAAAATTTAAACCACCATTACAGGTTGACACAGGAACTTCTATTGAGTTTCGTGACCCTCGTGACCCAACTAAAGTATTACAAGTTATACCTAAATCTCAAATGCCTACTGCTGGACAAGTGGTTGAGCGTGAAGAAGGTACTTTCTTGGTTGACACAAGAACTGGGCAAGCAAAACCCGTTGTTGGCCCACAAGGACAGGCTTTAATTGGTGGAAAACCTTTAACAGAAACCCAATCTAACGCTGTTGCTTTTGGTATGCGAGCAGTTGAATCTAATAAATTAGTTACAGATTTAGAGAACAAAGGGTTTACTAACACAGGTGTTATTCGTACTGCTGTTGGTGGCACAATGGGTCAAGCACCTATTGTTGGCGAAAAGCTAGAACAAGGTGTTCGTTCCACATTTAATGTTCTACCTCAAGTATTAGGTGGCCCAAGCCCTGAACAACAACAAGTTGACCAAGCTCGTAGAAACTTTATTACTGCTGTACTGCGTAAAGAATCAGGTGCAGTTATTTCGCCAAAAGAATATTCTGATGAAGAACGCAAATATTTCCCACAATTAGGTGACAGCGATAAAGTTATTAAACAAAAACAAGATGCTCGTAAGTTGGCAATTCAAGCTTTAGAAGCTCAAGCTGGGCCAAGTGGAAAGCGTTTAATTGATAAAAATGTTGGTCAATCAGGTCAAGTTGTTGACTTTAACCAATTACCAAGCGGAAGATAAGCATGGATGTAAGAATGCCCGATGGTACGCTAGTTAAAAATGTACCTGATAACATAACGCAAGCCGATTTGTTGGCTCGCTATGACGCATTTAAAACCCCCGATACAAGGGGTAACATTATTAGTGGTGATGTGCCTACTGTTGTAGGTCAAGTGGCAAATCCACCTGTAGTTGAAACACCAAAACGCTCCATGCAAGAAAAGATGATGGCTCTTTATGAAGTGCCAGCCACTATGCTTTCAGGTGCAGCGTTAACTGTGCCAAGTGCAATATCCGCTATGGTTACAGGCGAAGGGCCAACAGCTATGGCACAACGCAATATGTACCAACCTAGAAGCGGTGCAAGCCAAGATGTATTGCAAAGCATTGGTAGTGCATTTGAAGCGTCTAAATTGCCACCAGTATTGCCTACAGGCATGATTCCTAGCTATGCTCGTATGGTTGGTGCTACTCAACCACCTGTAACACAAGCTGTACAGCAAGTTCCTCGCATGGCTGATATGTTACGCAGAGAACAGCCCACAATGGCTGGTGTAGGTGCTGCCGCAACCCCTGAAACTGTAACAAGAACCCAAATGGCTAGTCAGTTGCGTGTGCCTGTTCAGTTAAGCAAAGGTCAAGCAGAGCGTGAATTAGGTCAACAACAGTTTGAAATTGAAACACCCAAAATTAGCCCTGAACTTGGCAAACCTTTGGTAGAAGCCCAAGCAAGACGCAATGATGCTATTTTGCAAAACTTTGATGCGTTTGTAGATGCTACAGGTAAACAAACTTTTGGTTTACGGGCTACTGGTAAAGTAGTGACAGATGTGCTTAATAAAGAAGCGGATTTAGCCAAAACAAAGATTGAAAAAGCATACAACTTAGCTAAAGAAAAAGGCGAAACCGAAGCCCCAATTGAATATGCACCATTAAAAGCATTTATTGAAAATGAAACGCCTACAACTAGAACAGCAAATGCCCCAATATTAAATATTGTTTATGAGCAACTTGCTAAAAACGACCCTAAAAATACAGGTCAAATATCTATAAATGCTTTAGAAGATATTTACAAAGTTATTAATAAAAATTATGTACCTGCTACGCCAAATGCAAGTTATGGGCGTGATATGCGTAATATTATTAATGAAATTACAGAAGGCAAAGGTGGTGATTTATACCAACAAGCTCGTAGACTACGCCAAGATTATGCAAAACGCTTTGAAAACATTGGTGCAATTGACCGACTAATTAGCACTAAAGCCAACTCTGATGACAGAGTAGTCGCACTTGAGGATGTATTCCAAAAGTCTATTATTAATGGTTCGTTAGATGATGTCAAAAACTTAGGTTTTGCTCTTAAAAAATCAGGGCCACAAGGTCAACAAGCCTTTAAAGAGCTACAAGGTCAAACTATTGAATTCTTGAAAGATAGAGTAACTCAGTCTATTGATACCGATATGTTTGGCAATCCTGTAGTTAGCCCCGCTAAATTTAAGTCTGCTGTAAGGGAATTAGACCAAGACGGCAAACTAGACTATTTGTTTGGCAAAAAAGGGGCACAAGAGATTCGTGACCTTATGGAAACCACCATATTGGTAAATGCCCCATTAAAAGGTGCAGCAAACTATTCTAATACTGCTAGTGCCGTAATTCGTGGCTTAGATATGATTAATCGTAGCCCAATTGGTGCAATTCCTGTATTAAATAAGATTACCAAATACAGTTTTGAGAAAGCACAAGAAGCTGAATTAAAGAAAAAAATTAAAGAATCCATTAATTATTCGCCTAGTAAAATGGCTGAAGAATTGAAAAAAGGAAGCAAAAATGAGTAGAAACGGGTCAGGCACATATTCTCTACCTGCGGGTAATCCCGTAGTTACAGGCACAACTATATCTAGCTCATGGGCTAATAACACCATGAATGACTTGGCTGCCGCTATTACAGATTCTATTGCAGCAGATGGTCAAACGACTATTACTGGTGCATTAGTCGGCATTAATAATACTGTTCAATTTGGTGGCACAGGACAAATTACATTACCAATAGGAACTACTGCAGAACGAAGTGCTACCCCAAATTCAGGAATGATTCGTTATAACTCTACATTTGGACAATTCGAAGGCTATCAAAGCGGTGAATGGGGTCAACTTGGGGGTGGTGCTACAGGTGGTGGCGGAGATGAGGTTTTTCAAGAAAACAGCCTAATCGTAACGACATCCTATACATTTACCACAGGTAAAAACGCAATGAGCGTAGGCCCAATCACTATTAATTCGGGTGCTGTAGTTACTGTTCCTAGCGGTCAAAGATGGGTGGTATTGTAAGATGAAAACCACTAAAATATACAAAAGGAGTAAATAATGTCTATTGTCTTACAAGGCTCAACATCGGGTAGCGTTACATTACAAGAACCAGCCGTTGCTGGTACTACTGTATTGGACTTGCCAGCCGTATCAGGAACAATCCTAACCACAGGTTCTAGCGGTCAGTCTATTCCTAAAGCCGCATTACCTACTGGTTCTGTGTTGCAAGTGGTT